GTTGCTTAGAATTGTTAGCAATCTTAGCGTTTGCCTTATCGCGATTCTTAAGATAATTTATATCATCCCAAGAAAGTTGATGAGTCTGCGCCCACTTGCTAAGTTCTGAGAACTCGTCTTTGTTCATTCCATTTGCATCTACAAACTGTTTAGTTTGGCTCTGCATATTTCTCTTCTGTGCTGCCTGCTGAGCTTTTTGCCTTTCAGCTGCGATTCTATCACCAGCCTTTTGATCGGCTCTCTGGTCTACTATAGTATTGAATACTTGAGCAGATTTTGAGTTTGGATCTGATATAGCTTCATCCATATCAAACACAAAGTCGTCTCCAAGGTCTAGCGATTGTTTCATGTCAGGCTTCGTTCCTTTATCTAAATAACCACGTACCATATCTACTAATTCAGCATCTTGTTCCATCACGCCTATCAAAGACTCAAAGGGTTTGAGCCTATCAAGCTCAGCCTTGTTCTTTGTATTTTCACGCGATGAATCGCTGTACCGCACTTTGTACGGATTGCTCTCATCTTCCCAATTAGGAGTCTGAGGCACTTCCCTGGAACTGGAGTCCACTTGTGGAGTTACCTGCTCTGAAACTGGCTCTTGTACTGCAGCCTGTTCCGCTGGGGCATCTTGTATTGCACCATTAACCTGCGTTTCTAATGCATCAAAAAAGTCTGCATTGGAGTCCTCAACCATTGTATCCATTACTTCTTCTACAACTTGTTCGGAGTTACCTTCTTTCTTTTTTGTCATTTTTCGTATTTTCCTTTGATTTACGATTATGGTAAGTTATTACCTTCTTTTTTTTCTGCCAAACCGTTTTGAACGAGTTGTTTAAACTCTTTCTCCTGGTTTCTTTGCATGTCCTTCGATCTTTCATTTTGGAGATCCTGGTTTGCCCTTGCGGCAGCAGTGTCTCCTTTTAGTTTTGCACTGGTATCAAGTATCTGTTTGCGCATATCATGCTCAGCCATTCTGGTCTTGTCTTTAATGCCTGCCTGCACAAGCTGTCTAGAGAGGGTCTCAATAGTACCCTTGCCTTCTTTAATTTCTTCCTGGGCCTGTTCAAGGGCTTGACGCATCTGCGCCATTTGGCTCTTACGCTGAGCAATTTTGTCCTTCCCTTTTATATCAGCCTCTGCTAGAACCGCTATATCATCCACGATGCCTAGTTTGAGCATTTCCATAAGTTCCTTTAGATATGCCCATCTATTTACTGGCATGGTTGAGCCAGCAATCAATCTAACATCAAACTTGGCTGTTTCATAGTCATAAAACTTACCGATTGCATCTCCATACTTGTTATACTGAATAATATTAACTTCAACATCTTTAATATTTTCATTATTAGGCTCTACTATTCTAAATACCTTGTTTGACTTATAAGTAGCCTGCGCATAATCCCTAACCACCTCACCTAAATGCTGTAATGATGGCTCAACTGAGTTTTTCATCCAAGTCTTAACTCTACGAGTTCCATACTCATCATTCGCCATAAGGCCTTTGAATGTGTCATGCTGAGCCTTCATATCTCCCTGCATTGAAGAATAAATACCAGCTAAGTATTCCATGTCAGTCTTACCAAGCTCTACAATATTGGCAAATGCTGTAGAAATTGGAGCTGGCTGAACGATACTTGGAGCCTCAAAACCCTGTCTTATTGGTAAGAGTGCGCCAGGAGCAGATGCATAACGCTCCCAATAGTCTTCATCTATACTTCCCTCCTGATAGAGATACCTTAAGGAGGAGCCTAATGAAGCATTGTGTATCATTAGTTGGTGAGCTTTATTTAGCTCTTGTTGCTTCCCTACCAGTGGAGATACTGCAGACATTGGATACGGAGTCCCTGTCCATTTATAGTGTATAGGTACTATCGGGTATTCTAGTCCTGGCAGCACTGCTTCATACATGAAAGTGTCACCGATCACACAAGTTAATTTGATTCTGGACTCATAGAACTTAATAGCATCTATAAGACTGTTTTTAAGCTCTCCCTTCATCAATACTTTAAATTCTTTTTCAGAGACTACATTATTTTCAACACGACTAACCGCTTCCATGGCTTGAGAGATCTTCTGCTCTCTGGTCTGAGTGATCTGCTGTTCCATTTGCTTCTCTAGCTTTTCTATTTCAAGAGTAAATCTCTCCTCTATTATATTGCCAGACTGCAACTGCTGGTTGAGCTGTAATATGGTCTCCTGTGTTTTTACTTGCAATTCCTTCTCAATGGCCTCCATTTCAATATCTACCTGAGCACGTATTTTACTGATCTCTTCAGGAGTTGGCTCTATACGATAGAATACATTCATATATGCAATCTTAATCTTTTCATACATCTCATAGTAGTCAAGCCTACGATCTTCTTCTCCAAAGTAATCAAATGTCTCATCAATAATATCCTTATATTGAAAGTCGCCACCCTCTGCCTTCTGACTATAACTATAATTATCTCTTTCTGTTGCACCAGCATTTTTAATTTTAGTAGCATACTCTGGGAATATCTTTTGAAGGTGTGACTGGGGAATAACTTTATGAACCATTATATAGGCCGCATCACGATAAAATATATCCCTACTCTTTGAATCAATAAAAACATCAAATGGCTCAACCGTATCTACTCTTACCTCTCCAAGGCCTCGGTCAGAGTGCGCATCAACCGATATCTTGAAATAGCCAACACTCTTTGTTGCCGCATCATTAATAACTTGGCTAAACTTGCTTTGCCCGTCACTCTCATACCAGATATAGTCAGCAATATCAGCGTGTACACTGGCAACATCTACATCAGAGCCCTCTGTTCCAATCGCCTGCCAGCGCGGCTGATTTGCAGTAACATAAAAGTTTAACATCTCTACAATAGGAATAATGCGATTAATAGTAAATGTTGGCATTCCTTGTCTCTGAAGGGTATCACTTTCATCTTGAGTAAGTTGATTGTCTAGATAAAAGTCGTGACCTTGCTGATTAATCTTTTCCCAGCGCTGGCGACTTGCACCATTTAGATTAATATAAAGGTCTCTTACTCTATCGGATTTCGTTTTTGCTGTCTGCTTTGCCATTATTTCCCCTTAGATTTGCCCCAACTAAAAAAGTTGAAGCAGCCACTTTATGTTTATCGTCAGATTCATACTGTCACCTATCACGCTTCCACGATACGAGCGTGCTCCATCTTTTTTGTCAGCCACTAAGCTAATACCCAGCTTTTTGGTTTATCAACCTGCCGTCTTACCCAGTCTCCAGACTTACTTTCAGAGCCACTTGGTGGATGAGCATACTTAACTGCATATGCGAGCGCGTCTATAGTGTCATCGTGTGCCATTCTTTTGCCGAAAGTAAGTATCTCATGTTGGAGGTCATAATGGGAGTCTCGTATTCTCACCGCACCAATTGACATTCTTTGAGCTAAAACTCCCTGTATTCTATCAAGCTTGCTCTGCTTGGTTCCAGGTTTTTCTTCTTTGAACCGCAAGCTAAAATCATTCTTTCTTCTCATCTCGCTCCTGAGCGCTTGAAATATTGGCTTAGACATTGAAGTATCTTCAACCGTAAATAGTGATGGGCTATACTTATTATTAAGCTCAAACATATAATCAACTATCCCTTTTTTGTTTTCGCCTGGTATGCCAAGTACGGGCAATGATCTCTTTCTTACATAATCCAGCACGTATATATTAGCATTAACATCACATGCAATTATAATAATAACGCTATAATCACTGTCTCTTCTCTCTGAGTCTGTGGCTGGATCGACACCCGCAAAGATATTGACTGGTATTTTTTCTCCCGCACAGTGCAGATACGGCATCATCTCACTCTCATCAAACTTATAAAAACCGTCCCAATGCTTAACATGTCTCATATTAAAGATAGAATCTTCGGCAGACTGAACCTCCATCATATATTCTTGATAGAACTTGTGAGGCTTTCCAGAGTCTACATAGAACTTTTTCTTCTCAGTCAGCTTGGTAAGCGGAAACCAGCTATGCCAGAGCGCTTGATCTTCTCGTATAGCCTTATACAGCATTACTTTCCAAGAAAAGTCCTTATTTTCGCTTTGAGATTTTTCATAGTTATTAATGAGGTTATTGATGAATGAATCGTAATGAACAGGCGTGCCATTAATGCGAAGCCGACCGTCGTGAGGCTCCAAAGCAGGAGCAACGACAGCTGTGACCATGTTTGCATTTTTTGACCTAGACTCTGAAGTGAGCGTATTATTCTCGTCTTCAAAGTCGTCAAGAACAACAAGGTCATAACGCTTATGGAGCTTAGCACCACCACGTATACCAGAAATGTTGGATTTTGAAATAAGTTTGCATCCATTTTTAAGCTCTATATCTTGTTCTGTCCATTTTCTTCCTTTCATATCACCGAAGTAGTACTTAATCTTTTCGTTAAATTCTAGGTGAGTTTTAACATAATCCATGTTTCCAACCGCCAGCTTCTGGGTTGCTGATACCCACCCGTAAAATAGTGGTTCATCTGCAAAGCAAAAAGATCTCATAATATCAGCCTTTGTTATAACTGTCTTTCCATGACCTCTAGGCATAATAATTGCAAGATTGCGGTACTTATGCAGTTCGCCATCCATCTCGTCTATTGCGTCTACAATCTCATAGTGGAACCATGGTGTTTCGGATCTTGTGAAGTCGTCTGGCAGAAACAGCTTGCCAAAGGCAATTATATCATTCTTGGCTGCCAAAAGCAGTTCTTCTGCCTCTGAGACATTTTGCGTGTTTATATTGGCCATTAAATCACTTCATCGCCAGTTGATTGATACTCTGGTAATGACGGTCTTTCTACTTCTTTTAATTGGGCTGGTTCAAATCCCTGGAATATACCAGCAATTTCAGTAACCTTCTTCTGGCTAACAACCCCAAAGGCTTCCCATAGCATTTTAAGTGCGTTCATCTTATCGCTACCGTTCTTTCCATCTATCACTTGATCTTTGGCTTCTCGTATTAAGAACTTCAGATCTACGTCTAGACTTGCAAAAACCTCAGTTAATTCTTCTTTAGTTGGATTCATTAGTGTGTTTATCCTTTCTGTTTTTAATAGCAATGCAGAGCGCCTTTTAGCATAATCTGTACTGTTTGCGTTATATACCTCCATGTAGGCTTTAACCGCGTCTGCTCCCCTAACTACCTTACTAGCGAAGATTACCTCCCTGTCTGTTGGTTTTTTACGCTCTTTAATTGTTTTGGAATCAAGCTTCCCGTTTATTGTGTATCGACTATCTCTTTCAGCGGTATCCATGGCTTGGTTCACCACGTAGGTTCCGACACATGTGCGCAGGATCTCTTTTTTCCCCATTTTCTTTCTTTCCAAGATCTGCACATAAGCATTATCATCCGCTAGAACCCAATCACCTGGGATCCCGTCGCGCCAATTTTTTATCGGATGTATATTATCTGGGAGTTCAGACTCCAGGTCATATATGTAGTGATCTTTACCCTTAACCTTGTAGGATCTCATCTTAGTCCTTTAACGGGCTTTCTGATCTTTCGTCTTCGTTTATGCGAGCGCTTTCTCTCCAGCTTAATCTCTGGCTCAACTGTCGCACTTACAATAGCTGGCTCTACACTCAATAGGGTTGACAGTATAATTGCTTCAATCAATGTGATACCCCCTTTTTTTATTTTAAACTTCGCGGTATACCCGTATACCTATTACTTATACCTTTACCTTTACCTGTGGGGCTAATCAGCCCCAGCTAGCCCCTAGGTAGCCCCTAGGTAGCCCCTAGTATCCCCCACCCATATTTTTAATGGTACTGGAGATATTCTCGGCCATCATGTCGGCCTTAGTCTTAACACTGTCGTAGGTAGTAGTTCTATCTTCATTGCGAGCTTTAGCGCGGTTCTTGGCTATTCTCTTACGTGCAACGGCTGGATCTTCGCCTGGATATGGTCTATCTGCTGGCATGTGTATTTCTCCTTTTATTAATTAGGTTAAGTTAAGGATTGTTTACAAAAGTACAAAACCTAAAAAAAATGGTACAAAACAATGCTCACTCAATAACCTAAAGGGGGCGGGTCGTCGTGGGTTTTTCGGTTTTGCGATTACGTTATCTTTGGTTTTTTTCCTAACCATTACCTCGTCGGTAACCATTGGTCACCATCGGTGTCCGTCGGTAACCTGCACATGTAAAGAAGGGGACAACAGGCACTAACTTGTAAGATTTCAACCTAGTTTCTCGTCGGTACTTACTACTACTATCATTTATTGTATCTATTCTGAATGGTCGTTGTGTAGTCTGTATACCAACGGGTATCGGATACCCTTTGTTGTTGTACTGTATAGAGTATATAAGAATTGATTGAGGCAATATCCACCTAGATTTGAGGCGATCCTCGTCGCTATACTGCTATCAGGCTTTGTGTATCCAATCCTAATACCGACGGCATTACTTGTATCGGCTACCATTTTTGATGCTGATCTACTACAATTTATGCTAATTTGAGGCGAAATCCACAACCCCCTATGCCGTTACTATAGCAAAGAAATCATTAGGATCATTAGGATCATTAGCAGTAAGTTATCAGCGTTGACGAAATAACTGATTAAATATATTTGCTTTTTGACATAAACACAATAATCACGTGGACAACATTACCGAGTAATCGACGATGGGAGCATACAGAAGGGGAGACCCTCAATAGAATTGACTCCCAACCAACGAGAGAAAGGGATGCCGAGCTGAACTAGGTGACATGGGCTGAAAGTCACCATCGGATAAAGGTCAGAGAATAGAACAGAAGATAGGTACGAAGAGAGGGTGCATTCAGCACTAAGGCATTAACCGAAAGCCGACGTAGTCGAAGGTCATCCAATCCATACGAAGTGACGGACAGCCTCCCAACATGACAGGAGTCTAAGAAGGAAGCGAAGAGTTATTAGAGATGAATGGCGAATTTCCTCCACGTAGCCGAAGATAAAATTCTGAGTTAGTCTGTTCTATTGCAGGGATATGCAAGAAGGGTATTCCGAAGAGAAGAGAAGGGTGGTATGGTAGAGTTTGAGGGTTCGATTCCCTCGCCACCTTCAACAAATAACACGAAACCGAACACAAACCCGAAAAGGAGAAAAGATGGAAGATTATATTATGACATCAATAGAAACCGACGTGCAGTTCGTCGATAATGCAAGTGACTCTTATATGACCGACGAGGAAAGAGAGTATTGGATTGACCTCGAAGAGAGTGGTAACGAGACATATCAAATGTCCGACGAGGAACAACAGGGATTTGAGGAACATATCACAGACGAGGAAATTGAGCCTTGTGACGATATTGCCATCGACAATGCCTTCAATAGTGCCTTTGGCTACTCGATAGAAGATTCGAGGAAAATTAGACGAGCAACCAAGAAGGCTCTGGTCGATAAAGTGCCTAACATACCAACGCATAAGGGAGTTGAGCATCGTATCGAAGGGTATACCAACAAACTTGCTAACCATTTTAACCATCAAGGAGTCAAATAATGGGAATGTGCTACATCGACAAAGACAATGGAACAGAAGGGTTAACCGACGAGCAAATTAAAGAGTATGAGTTTAGCACCAGCTACCATCGGGAAACCAAAACAAATACTAACAGATGTTCTCGTCAATATAACATCGACAATCAGAGGAGAAAATAGAGATGAAAAAGAGATATAAAGGCAAAACAACAGCAGAAATACAACAGATGGTAACGGACATCGTTATCGAGGGATTAGAGAAGGATTTATGTCCTTGGATTAAGCCTTGGGAGAGTGCATCTATCGGTGGAACTCCTAAAAACTACAATTCCAAGAGAGAGTATCACTCCTCAAATAAAATAGTCCTGACCTCCGTGATGATGTCGAAGGGATATGAGTTTAACTATTGGGTGACCTTCAAAGGTGCGAAAGATCTCGGTGGTAATGTGAAGGGTGGTGAGAAGGGATATCCTGTAGTGTTTTGGAAATTCATAGACATCAAAAAGACCGACGACAATGGTGACGAGGTTGACAAGAGAATACCATTGCTGAAATATTTCCAAGTGTTTAACCTCTCTCAATGTGAGGGTATTGAATTGCCAGAGAAACCCAAGAAGAAAAAGCAGGGTGCATTGAAAACTATCAAAGAGGCTGAGGCTGTGGTCAAGGCTTATGACGAGAGAGAAACAGACCTGACCATCGAGATTAAGAAGAGTCCTAGAGCATATTTCTCTCCATCTGATGACCTGATTGTATCTCCAACAATGAGACAGGCAGTAAATGAGATGAAAAAGCACGGACAAACTGCTAATGACGGAAAACAGCACTATTACAGCACTCTGTTTCACGAGATGGTTCACTCAACAGGAACTAAAGAGAGATGTAACAGGGATGGAGTCACAGGGATGAATTTCTTCGGTGGACATGAGTATTCTAAAGAGGAACTTGTTGCTGAAATTGGCTCTGCAATACTTGGTGCTAAAGTTGGACTGACATCCGAGAGAGTTATGGATAATACAACTGCATACTGTAAGAGTTGGGCAAAGAAACTGAAATCCGAGCCTAAATGGATTATATGGGCAGGTGGTCAGTCCGAGAAGGCTGTGAATTACATACTCGAAGGTAAGTAAATATAAATAGGGGAGCAGTCTTGAGGGATTGCTCCCCACTAATTAGGAGAAATTGAGATGAATGCAGAATTAAATTACCATCTTTATAGAGATGTGAAGGACTATTTGGAAAAAATCAACAAATGGGATAGGTATAGTGCTACACCTAACAATAACCATATTATATTATTACACCTTCGCAAGAGATATGGAGAAGATGTAGTACAGGTGGAAATTAATAAACAAACACAGGAGAATAAGAGATGAAATATAGAATAAAAGTGCAAACCCCAAGAGGCTCTGAAAATTGGGTAGACTTCAGCCTAAGTGGTGATAAAGAAGATATGCAACTCCATCTGAAATGGGTAGAATCTTATTACAAGGATGATATTTTTAAATTAGTAAAGGAGAATAAGTAATGACCAAATATAATCATATGTTTGATGTTGCCTTCACAGTTAATTCTGATGAAGAAGATTGGAAAGATATAACCTTTGAAGAATTAATAGAAGGTATACTCAACAGATTACCACAACTATATCACGATGGTTTAGAGTCATTTGGATATTGTGATACAATTGAGAAGGAGAATAAGTAATGGATAGACATTATCTAATAAATGAAGGTGACGATACAATCACTTACCATCCGACGTGCTTTTCGCTTGTGGCTATACTAAACAAGTTAGCAAGTAATGAGAAGGTGGTGCTTGAGTGCCAACAGATACACATTATGAATCTTGTTAGACTTGAGGTCAATCGAGATATGCAAATTAATGATATGAAAATAAAGAGGGTGATATAATGAGACAACTTAC